AGAAGCCACTGATCGGCCCGCACGGCATTGACCTGCGAGCCCCCGGCGGTATTGAGGCGCTGCTCGCCTTCAACCGGTCCCTGTACGGCGATGCTGTCATGGAGGCTGGCGAAGGTGGAGAGGGCGGAGCTGAGGGTGCGGCTGATGCTGGGCAGGGCGAACCTGCCGGCGAAGGCGACGAGCCCCTGGGCGATCCCGGCAAGAAGGCGTTACTGAGCGAGCGCGAAGCCCGCAAAGCTGCCGAGAAGCTCGCCGCTGACCGTGAAGCGCGGATCCGCGAACTCGAAGACGCTACCAAGTCTGAGGAGGATAAGCGCAACGAGCGATTCACTGCGCTTGAGAAGTCCGACCGCGATAAGGACGCCGCGCTCGCAGAGCGTGACGCGAAGCTCCTGCGGTACGAGGTCGCGGCGGCTAAGGGCCTCGACTTGAAGGCGGCGCTGCGGCTGCAGGGCTCCACGAAGGAAGAGATCGAAGCTGACGCGGACGAGTTCGCCAAAGCCTTCGTATCCGGTGGCGTCGGTGAAGTCCCCGGTGCCGGTGCACGCGGCGGCACCGAAGTGAAGACGTCTCCCGGAATTGGGACACTCACGCACGCTTACGAGAGCTCCAGCAAGTAACCACACCCAAGGGCAGACAGCCTGCGGGCCATCCAAAACGAAAGAGGTAAGCCACCATGGCTGTCACCCTTGCACAGGCAGCAACGCTGTCGCAGAACACCCTCCAGCGCGGTGTGCTGGAAACCTTTGTCCAGGCATCCCCCGTCCTTGACCGCATCCCCCTCATGGACATCGAGGGCAACGCGTACGCCTACAACGAAGAGGGCACCCTCCCGGGCGTCGCCTTCCGTTCGGTGAACGAGGCCTACGTCGAGTCGACAGGTACCGTGAACCAGAAGACTGAGGGTCTCGTGATCCTCGGTGGTGACGCGGACGTGGACCGCTTCATCGTGAAGACCCGCGGCAACCTGAACGACCAGCGGGCGACCCAGACCGCTATGAAGGTCAAGGCCGCGTCCTACAAGTTCCAGGACACCTTTTTCAACGGAGACGTTGCCGTGGACCCCAAGGGCTTCGACGGTCTGAAGAAGCGCCTCACCGGTGCGCAGGTCATTGACGCTGCGACCAACGGTCTGGCGATCAACACTGACGACTCGACCCGGAACGCGTTCTTCGACGCGCTGGACGCCCTCGTGGCCGCAGTGCCGGGTCTGGATGGCAACAACGGCGCGATCTACGCCAACTCTTCGATCCTCGGCAAGATCCGTTCTGCCGGCCGCCGCATCGGCGGCGTGGACATTGTCCGCGAAGACATCACCGGCAAGCGCGTCCTGACCTGGAACGGCATCCCGATCCTTGACCCGGGCGCCACCTCCGCCGGCGCGTCGATCCTGCCCCTGACTGAAACCCAGGGCACCGCCACGGACGCCTCCTCTGTCTACGCCGTGAAGTTCGGCAACGACGAAGGCGACCAGGCTGTTACCGGCCTGACCAACGGTGGCGTGATGGTCGATGACCTTGGCCAGCTTCAGGAGAAGCCGGTTTACCGGACCCGCATCGAGTTCTACTGCGGTCTGGCACTGTTCGGCGGCAAGGCCGCAGCCCGTCTCCGTGGCATCCGCAACGCCTAAGCAGGAAGGTAGCTAATCATGGCTGTATCGAAGAAGACCGAAGAGGTTACGACCCTCGATTCCGACGTCACCAAGCCGTCTGTGACCGCGCCTGGCGATGGGCCGGCGGACACCACGGACCCGAACGAGCGGGCATCCTCGGTGACGCCGCGGCCGGGGCCCGAGGCGCTGAAGGTCGGCACCGTGAACGCTGTCGTTGCTCTGCCCAAGGTGGAGGAAGAGGTTGACACCAGCGAGCACCGCATCGAGACCTACGAGGCCACCAAGCCCGACGGCACGAAGGTCACGGTCGAGCACAACCTCGACACCGGCGCAACCAAGATCAAGTAGGTAGGAGGGCGTCATGCCGGTTTCTGTAACGCAAACCGATATTGAGAAGGTGTGGCGCCCCCTGACTGCAGAGGAAGAGGCGCTCGTCTCAGGCTTGTCCAATAGGGCGTGGCTGCGGATCGTGGCGAGGTTCCCTGGCCTTGACGCAGACATGGTGGCGGTTGTGCCGGCGACGGTTCCCCTGGTGGACCCGGAGCTCGTGAAGGACGTCATGGCTTCCATGATCGTCCGGGTGCTGAAGAACCCTGAGAGTCTTCGGATCCGGTCGGAGTCCATCGATGACCATACCGACGCGGCTACCTTGGATAACACGATTTCGTCCGGCGAGATGTATTTGTCGGCGGACGAAGCGGAAATGCTGATGCCCCGCGTTGTCCCGGTGTATGGGATGTATGTTCTGGGGCTGGGCGGGTGAGCGCCGAGTCGGCGCTGCTGCGGGGCCGGAAGGCCGCGGAGAAGCGCATGGTGGATCAGTGCACGATCACCCGGCCAGGCGCGCCGGTGACGGACCCTGAATCAGGCGTCGTTTCTGCGTCGTCCGAGACGATCTATACGGGCAAGTGTGAGGTCCAGTCCAAGAACTCGTCTCGGGCCTCTCCGGAGGCTGGCGGGCGAGTGTTCGTGGAGGTCTCCCGCGTGGTGAAGATCCCGGCAAATGCCGCTGACGTGAAGGATGGGGATGTCGTGAATATGACGGCGTCCCTGTTGAACGCGTTCACGGTTGGCAAGAAGTATCGGGTTGAGGGGTTCACGCCTGACAGTTTCGATACGGCGGCCAGGCTTCCTGTGCAGGAGGTGACGTCATGAGCGACGGTTCCGCTGAGTTCACGAAGCTCGCTCACGATTTGGGTCGAATTGCCGGTAGTGCGGTCAAGGATGTGGACGCGGTCCTCAAGAAGGGTGCGCAGAACGTCAAGTCGGAGATGGCCGCTGATGCCGCTTCGTCCAGGCATTTCAAGGGCATGGCTGGCTCCATCTCCTACGACTCGCACTATTCGCCCGGAACGGCCCGGTATGTGGTGGGCCCCGACAAGAGTCGGCGCGGCGGGTCACTGGGCAACATCTACTACTTCGGCACAAGCCGCGGTGGTGGTACTGGCGACATTGAGAAGCCGCTACGCAGCGAGGGGCCGCGGTTGCAGTCGGCGCTGGAGGCGCTCGCTGAGAAGTGGGCGGGCCAGTTATGACCGGCGATGCCTTGGCTGCGGCGTTCGAGGCCCTGATCACCGGGGTGACGGTCTACAAGGACAAGGTCCCTGCTAGCCCGTCGTTCCCGTATGTGTTCGTGCTGACGAACTTCCCGACCGTTGCGGAGCGGGCTTTGGCCCGTGACGTGCACGCCCGGCAGTTGCGGTCCAGGACCACTGTTGTGGGTGAGTCAGCGGCGTCGGTGCGGATCATCGCGCAGAAGCTCAGCAACTCGTTGGAGGGAGCCCGGCCAGCCGTCACCGGTTGGGTGCTTGGCCGGGTTGAGTCGGTTCCGAATGAGCAGCCGATCCAGCCGGACACTGACGTGACGATCCCGGGAACAACGAACAACCCGCTGTACCAAGTGTTCGACTGGGTGCTTACCGGCTCCCGCACCTGATCCTCTATCAATCCATCTTCGCGCCTTACGGGGCGCTTTTTTCATGCCCTGGAAGGGGTGCAAATCATGTTCATCCGAGTGAAAGACAGCGACTCAGGCCACGAGTTTGATGTGCAGGAAGGCGACTGGCGCATCGAAGCAGGGCACTTGACGCCCGTCAAGAGCGACACCTATCCACCGTCGCCCATTGCCCGCCTACCGAAATACAACGTCGGCCCAGCAAGGGCTGCCAACACCAAGAAGGAGTCCTAAGTTATGGCCGACATTCCCAGCACCCCAGCAGACGGCAATACCCTCGTCAAGCTCGTCACGGCGATCGCTGACACGTCCGCGCCGAAGGTCGCCACGGAGCTGAACGCGGCTTCGTCTGTTGACATTTCCTGCTACCTGACGGCGTCCGGTTGGAAGCCGTCCCTGTCGGAGCAGGTCGTCACTGATGAGCGTTTGTGCTCGACGCAGACGTATGAGCAGAAGGGCCGTTCTCAGCGCGGCCTGGACGCGGAGTACATCGACAACACGAACTCGCCCAACGCGGCGACGTTCAACAAGGCCAAGGACACTCTGGTCCCGGGCACCCCGATGTACGTCGTGGTCCGGACGGGCCTTCCGTACACCACGGCGCTCGCCGCGGGTCAGAAGGTGACCGTTTATCCGATCACTCCGGGTGAGTACTCGGAGCTTCCCCCGGAGGCGAACAGCGTGTTCAAGATCGCGCAGAAGTTGTTCGTGACCGGTCAGGTGAAGATCAGCGCCACGACCGTGGCGTAGTAACTCCTGTCCGCCCGTGTGTTGTGGGACCGCGGGCGGACAGGTCACCACCCTTGCCTTTCGTCCCACTAATCCAGTCCCACACACTTAGGAGTCCCACGCATCATGGCTTCCAGAACCATCCAAGCACGCGACATCGCTTGGGAAACGCCCCAGTTTCAGCAGGCCACCCAGTGGCTGGAGGATAACGGGCTTGACCCGGCGCGGATCCCTCTCGACTCCGAGATCGTCGTCACCGACGAGGCGATCACCTGCGAAAGCATCGTGCCTAACGGGAAGGGCGGATACGTCGTTGTCCAAGGCGAAGACCGCCTCCTGCGCGAAACCATCACCGTGCCCACGCACTCCACCCCTGAAACTTTTGGAATCTAGGAGTCCCACTATGACACTGACAATCAAGCGCCCTGAAACCCGCGTGCCGTTCTGCCTGGATGGCGATCTGAAAGCTGAGCACGAAGCGGCCGAGGCTGAGTACGCGAGCGTCAACACGCGCCGTCTCGCTGACGACCGGCTCAACAGCCAGGCAAGAGATCACGCCCAGAAGGTCGTGGACCTCGAGGAGCGGATGAAGGAATCCACGGTCACGTTCGTCCTGCGTGGCCTGCCCCGTGGCGAGTGGGGGCAGCTCACCGCTGAGCATGGCCCTCGTGAGGGTAACTCCACTGACAAGGCCTACAACTTCAATGTTGAGGCCGTGATGGGCGTGGCGATCCCGAAGTCCATCGTCGGGGTGGAGAACAGCAAGGGCGAGGCGCTGCCGTTCAACCCCACCGACGAGTGGAGTACCCTCGCGGATGACATGACGAACTCCCAGTACGAGGATTTCGTGCTGGCCGTGCTGCGTGTGAATGCGGGGCGAAACGATGTCCCTTTTTCGCTCAGCGCCTTCAGGATGACGCAGAGCTCAGAGCAGATGTAGAGGCCGCGGCCAGCCTTGGGATCTCACTCAAGAGGTTCCACGGCTGGGAGCCGGCAACCGTGTACGAGTACGACGGCGCCAGGTTGGTGTCGTCCCGCCCCGAGCCGGAGTGGGATGACCATGAGCAGACGGTCATGGTGGCGTTCCGGAAGTTCCAGGCGGAGACGTGTCCTGCTTGCGGTGGGCCGATAGCGCTCTGCACTGATCCGAAGAACGAGATGAAGTACAAGACCGGGCTTCCGGTGCGTTGCCACGCAACAACGTCACGGATGAGGGCGGCCGAACCGTACCAGGACCAGCCGGATTACGGGGCGCTGATGTTCATCCCCCGCCTTGAGGATTAGCGCGGCGCCGAGTCTCGCTGGATCAGGCCGACGATGCCGCATGCGACGGCGCCGAGGATGAAGACCCCGCCGAGGCCGGCAGCTCCGGCTATTGCTATCACTGCGCCGATCACAAGCAGCAGCAGCGCCGCTTGAAGTGTTGGCGTGCCCTTTGCGGGCGCTTTCGTGAGGTCCCCCATTTTGTCCTTCATGGCTGCATCGTACCCGAGAACTTCATAGTATAGGAGGCCCCCGTGGCGGACCGGTCAATCAGCATCAGCCTTGAGGCGAAGGTTCAGGGGTTCGTGTCTGGCCTGCGGACAGCGCAGCAGGCGTCCAAGGACTTCGCCAGTCGCACGGCTGCTTTCGCTCGCGAGAACGAGGACGCGATGGATCGCATCGGCAAGGCCGGTGCAATCATGGGTACCGGGATGCTGGCTGGCGTCGGGATGGCAGTAAAGTCGTTCGCTGACTTCGACAAGCAAATGTCGAGTGTCGACGCCGCGACTCATGAAACCGCGGCGAACATGGAATTGCTGCGCGATGCCGCCATAAAGGCCGGCGCAGATACGGCGTTCTCCGCTGTTGAAGCGGCTAAGGGCATCGAGGAGTTGTCGAAGGCTGGCGTGTCCACGAAGGACGTTCTTGGCGGCGGGCTGAAGGGTTCGCTTGACCTTGCTGCTGCTGGCGCCCTGAGTGTTGGGGAAGCCGCTGAAATTAGCGCTTCGGCCCTTACGCAGTTCAAGCTTTCCGGCGATAAGGTGCCGCATCTTGCGGATCTTTTGGCGGCCGGCGCCGGCAAGGCCCAGGGCTCAGTCCACGATCTCGGCGAGGCGCTGAATCAGTCCGGGCTTGTGGCGTCTCAGACTGGGCTGACGATTGAGGAAACAACGGGCGGCCTGGCAGCGTTCGCGTCTGCCGGCCTAACTGGCTCCGATGCCGGAACATCGTTCAAGACGATGCTCGCGGGCATGACGCCGAACTCCAAAGAGGCCGCTAAGGCCATGGAGGAGTTGGGCATTAGCGCCTTCGACTCTAACGGCAAGTTCATCGGCCTGTCCGAATATGCTGGCGTGCTCCAGGGGTCGCTCTCAAAGCTGACGGATGAGCAGCGGATTGCGACGATGGAAACGATCTTTGGTTCTGACGCTATCCGTGCCGCCTCGGTGCTCTATGAGCAGGGTGCTGGCGGGATCCAGAAATGGGAAGACGCGGTCAACGACGCGGGCTACGCGGCTGAGACTGCCTCCCGAATGCAAAATAACCTCGCGGGCGACTTTGAGAAGTTGACGGGCTCCATCGACTCGGTGTTCCTCAAATCGGGCAGTGGCGCCAACGAGGTGCTGCGTGGCTTGGTGCAGGGCGCTGAGGACTTGGTTGACGCTATTGGCGACATCCCCACTCCTGTCCTAAACGCCGCAGTTGGGCTGGCTGCGCTACTGGGCGGCGCCGCGCTGCTAGGCGGCGGGCTGATCACGGTCATCCCCAAGATCGTCGAAACGAAAGACGCGTTCGATAGGTTGGCCCCAGCCGGCAGCAAGGCGCGTGGCGCCATCGCTGGCGTTACCAAGGCCGCCAGCGGAGCCCTTGCGCTCGGCACGCTCGCCACTGTCTTGGCCAAGCTGGCCGAGTCGGACTACATGTCCAAGATCGACACCGGCATGGGCAGGGTCGCTGACGCTTTAGCGGAAGTCACATCCAACAGCCCCGGCGCGGCCAAGGCGCTGGACTCCCTGTTTCAGGACCGCGACGGCGGCGACCTGATCCGCGGCGTTGACGACTTGAACACGGCGATGCAGCGTACGTTCAACAAGAACAAAGACCAGGACTTCAACGACTGGGGCGAGTCCATCGTGAACTCCATGACCGGCGTGAAGGGCTCATCGCAGATCCTTGAGGACTCCTTCAAAAGGGTCGATGACAGCCTGGCCGGGCTGGTGTCCAGCGGGCAGGCCGAGGATGCCGCCGAGGCTTTCGCGAAGATCGAGGCTGCCGCCAAGGGCCAGGGCGCGACGGTTGAGGAACTGGCTGCTAAGTTCCCGGCGTATAACGATGCACTCAAGGCGGCGTCAGCGGAGCAGAAGAACGCTGCTGCTACGGCTCCGGTCGCAGCCGAGACGATCAAGGATGTTGGCACGGCGGCTGAGCAGGCTGCTAAGCAGGCGGCCGATCTGGTTGAGTCGTTGCTGAACATCAACAACGCCAACCTGTCAGCGTCGGATGCGCAGCTCGGGTTTGATCAGGCCATTGCTGACGCCGCTAAGAATTTCGAGAATGCCGGCGCCGGTGTCGACTACCTGAACGAGAAGACCGGCGAGTTCAACCAGACCGCTGCGGACAACCTGAAGATGCTCAACGGTATCGCTGCGCAGGGCAGCCAGGTCGCCCAAACGGTGTACGACCAGAGCGGGTCCTACGACCAGTTCAAGGCGTCGCTGGAGGGCTCCAGGCAGTCGCTGTTTGATGTGGCGAAGGCCTACTTCCCGACGACGGAGGCAGCATGGGCCTACGTCAACTCTGTCATGGCGATCCCGCCGAAGATGATGACCGAGGTCAACATCACCGACAACAACACCATCCAGGGCGTCAACCAGAACCTGCTGCTGCTGCACGACTCCATCCAGAAGACTCCGGATAAGACGGTCATCATCAAGGAGCCGATGTCCCCGGCGATTCGGAAGGGCTTGGAGGGTCTCGGCTACATCGTGACGACCCTGCCGGATGGCACGATCCAGGTCTCGGAGACGGGTACGGACGCGACCGGGCAGAAGATCGATCAGACTGCCCGGAAGCAGCGTATCGCGACGATCACCGCAGCAGCCCAGACAAGCTCCGCTGAGGCGGACTTGAATTGGGCTGCACGCCCTCGGCTATCGCAGGTGACCCAGACCATCCTGCAGAAGTTCCAGGCGGATCCCTCGGCGCCGCCGGTGGGTACCGGGACCGTCCTCGCGCCGAAGAAGAAGGCTGCTGGTGGGCCTGTCTTTGGACCGGGCACTGGGACGTCGGATGACATCCCGGCGATGCTCTCCAATGGTGAGCATGTGCTGACGGCTGAGGAAGTCGCCAGGATGGGCGGCCATGGTGCGGTTGAGCGGATGCGGGCGATGGCGAAGGCCGGGCTGTTGCCTAAGTTCGCAGCTGGCGGCGCTGTCACAGCGAAGGCTCGTGCAGCGGCTGAGAAGAAGCGCCGTGAGGAGATGCGCCGCACTGCCCAGTACCGGATTGACCAGATGAACGCGCTCCGACTGGATCACGCACGGGGTGAGTCCTTCAGGACGGTCGATGATTCGCTATCGTCCGCGTACTCGTTCTCTGATCGTCTCCGGTCTGTCGCTGCGAGCGGGAATGTGCCGCGCTCGGCCGGGGCGCTCAATCAGCGGGCGAACTGGTCCGATCAGCAGATGCGGTCCCTCCACGCCCAATCCGAGAAGCTCACGAAGAGCTTGGAAACCGCCAAGTCACGGTTGCAGGGCCTCACGCAGGTTCGGAATAGCATCAGGGACAACCTTGCCGGGGGCTTCAACATCGGTGACGCGGTGAAACGCGGCAACATGTACGGGTCCGCGAAGATGTCCGACATCCAAGGGTCGGCGTCCAGCTACCTGTCACGGGTGCAGGCGTTCGCTGGGAAGCTGAAGCGGCTGCAGCAGATGGGCTACTCGGGCGCGATCGTGCAGGAAATCGCGGAGATGGGTTTGGTTGAGGGCGCGAAGGCCGCCGATGTTCTCCTGACGGGGACGAAGGCGGATGTCAAGTCCCTGAACAAAACCAAGACCGCGATCGATCAGGCGTCTACGTCTGCGGGTAACGCGGTCACTGACGCCTTGTCGAAGGGCGGCATCCAGGCGGCGGACGCTTTCGTGAAGCGCCTCGAGCAGCAGCAGGGCGCCATCAGCAAGACGATGCTGAGCATTGGTTTGTCCATGGAGAACGCACTCAGGGTTGCTCTGGGCTCGAAGGCGATCAGGCGTGCGGGTGGCGGGCCGGTCCACGGTCCCGGGTCTGGGACATCGGATGACGTGCCGGCGCTCCTGTCCAACGGTGAGCATGTGTTCACCGCTGAGGAGGTCCGGCGCATGGGCGGCCACGCTGCGGTGCAGCGCTTCCGTCAAGGTCTGGCGGGCGGGTATAGGTACGCTCCGGCCGCCGCGCCGCGCCTCAACATCCCTGCGACGACGGCTGGCTCAGCGGCGGGGCCGGTGACGCACAACTGGTCGATCAGTGAGCAGGCGGATCCGGTGGCTACAGCCCACGAAGTAGCCCGGCGCCAACGGGCGCTATCAACCTAGAGAAGAGGAGGCTGGGATGCCTTATCCAAGCCCAGTAACGTATCCCAGCCCCTCCCTCTACCCCGGCTTCGGCGGTGGTGAATCTGAGCTGATGATTGCCCTTGGCGATCTGGTGCTCGGGGCTCTGGACGGGTTCGGGGTGCGGTGGACGGTCAGTAAGTTTGATGGCTGGGGTTCCACCGCGCCGACACTCGAACTGTCCCAGCGGGCCAGGGGTCATGGTGCCACGGCGTCCGAGTCGTTCTACACGGCGCGGATCATGACCATTGAGGGCCTGATCATGGCCCCAACTAATGCGGCACGGCTGGACGCCGAGGAGCGGTTAAGCGCGGCAGTGAAACTGTCCGAGTTCCCCATGATCGTGGCCTATCCCGACCGGATACGGAACTGCATGGTGCAGCGCAAGGGCGAAGTGATCCCCACTGAGATTACCGACGTCATGGCGTCATACTCGGTGCTGATTTCGGCGAAGGACCCGCGCAAGTACGGGGACCTCATCACCGACTCAACGCTTCTGCCGTTCTCGGCCGGCGGCCTCATCCGGCCTTCGACGTGGCCGCGCACCTGGACTGGCGTATCGGGCACCGGCGTGGTCAGGGTGAACAACCCCGGCAACACTCAGGCACCGGTCTGGCTCCGCATCGACGGGCCGATCCCGGCCGGCGGGTGGACTGTCACTCACATCGGGAAGCAACAGTCCCTGCAGTTCGCAACTGCCCTCGAGCTCGCCGCGGGTGAGTTCGTGACGGTGGACATGGACCGCCGCGAGATCCTCGCGCAGGGCCAGTCGGCCAGGGCTGGTTACGTGACCTCGCGTGGCTGGTTCTCCCTCGACCCCGGGGATAACTACATTGCGTTTTCGGCACAGAACTACTCATCGACGGCGCAATTGACCGTCACGACCAAGCCTTCATGGGCGTAGGAGCACATCCCATATGACTATTACTTTCCTCGCCCCGGATGGGGTAGCTATCACTGCGCAGCAGGAGCGGCAGGCTAAGGCGGCGCTCTACGGTGGCGGTGCCATCAGGCCTTTGGGTGGGCGCTCCGGGTTCAGGCCAGGCACTGACATAACCACGCTGGTGGCGACGGCTACCCAGTGGACGCTGAAGCCGTGCGCGGCGATGATCGACCCTGCCGCAACGTTCCACCAGGGCATGTACGGGTGGTCTTCGGACGCCGACATTACCGGCGCGGTTACGGCCGCCGACGCGACCTACACCCGCAAGGACATCGTCTACATCCAGATCAACGATTCGTCCGCGGGTGACGGATCTGGGGCGACAACCGCTCCCGTGGTGTATCTCGCTGGGACCCCGTCTGCGTCACCGGTTGCGCCGGCGCTGCCTGCCCGGTCCTTCCTGATCGGGACGATCACTGTCCCGCAGGCGGGCGGCGGCTCCCCGACCGTTGCCCTGAACCCGGCCCGGTTCGTGGCGGCTGGCGGGATCCTCCCGGTTTTCTCGCTGGCTGAGCGTGACGCCTTGCAAAAGCACGATGGGCTGACTGTGCAGCGGCTGGACCTGACCGGCTTCCCGCTGGAGGTGTGCAGCGGCGTCACGTGGCGCCCGGCGATGGGCAACGTCCCGTTCGGGCATATGGGCCGCACGGCAGGGAGCCAGTCGACGACCTCGACGGCGGTGACAGTGCAGATGGACGCGGCGCAGGAACTCCGCGGCGGCATGACATTCGATAACGCCACGGACTCTCTGGTGATCCCGTTGACGGGCCTGTACCGGGTGACCGTCAGGCTGTACACCACGGGAAGCGCGACCGGCAAACACTCATGTTCGATCTCCAAGGTCGGTTCCGGCGGGGCTACCATCCCTGGCTGTGCGGTGCAGGTCAACAAATCGGACACCACTGACTGGTTCGGCGACACCACCGTGACGACACCCCTCACGGCCGGCGACAAGCTCTACATGGCCGCAGCATCCACGTCCGCGTCGAACACGTGGGGCACGAACGGCTACAACGGGACGTTCCTCGAAGTCCTCTACGTCGGAGCCTAAAGCGGCAAGGGAGGAACAACAGTGTGGACCCCCAGCTTCTTGAACTCATCAAAACAGTGGGCGGCGTTCTCCTGTCCACTGGCGGCGCCCTCGGCCTGTACCTCATCTTCCGCAAGATCGACGCGGAGATCCAGAAGGCACTCAGGGAAGACATCGCGGCTCTCCGCAAAGAGAACCGGGACCTACGCGCCGACCTCCGCAAGGCTGAGGGTCGCGACGAGGAGGAGGAAGCGTGAACGAGCATAGGGACCGGCTGGGCTTCCCGCCCCGCTGGCTGATGTTTCTAGCCGTGGTCATGTGCCTGCTGGCTGTCCTCGCCGGCGTCGGGATCCTGGTCTATGACAAGGTCTCCGCCACGGCGGATAAGCACACCGCGCAGGCCAACGCCCAGACGCTCGCGCAGGACATCGGAACGGTCTGCGCAGAGCAGGGCAAGCTGATGATCAACGACCGGGACCTGTGCGTCAAGGGCGAAACCGTCCTCGAAAACCCCACGGAAGCTTTGCCTGGCCCGAAGGGCGACAAAGGGAACCCCGGAGAGCCGGGACGTGACGGGGATCCGGGACCCGCAGGCCCCCCGGGTAAGGACTCCACAGTGCCGGGGCCTGTCGGCCCTGCCGGGCCGCAAGGACGGCCGGGAAATGACGGGGATGACGGCCTTGCGGGGTTGACGGTTCAGGGCCCTCCTGGAAGCGACGGGGACGATTCTAACGTTCCGGGGCCTCCGGGTCCTCAGGGTGAGCCGGGACCAGCCGGGCGGCCGGGGGCTGACTCCACCGTCCCCGGACCACCAGGCCCGGCCGGAGCGGCCGGGGCGCCGGGAATCCCTGGGCCCCAAGGGGAGCCGGGGCCAGCGGGCCGCGGCATCCAGTCCGCCCACTGCGGGGATGACGGCCGCTGGATTATCACTTACACGGATGGCGCGACAAGCGATGGCGGCGTGTGCCGCACTGAACCAGGAACGCCGATAGGAGTCATCCCATGACCACTGGATACCTGATGGTGGACCAGCCCAACCCGTACACCGCGCAGGGCACCTACCCGCGCCGCGGCACCCGCGGCAAACTCACCGGTACGGCCATCCTCCACACCTCGCAGGGGAACTGGCGGGCCGGGGTGGACTCCCTGACCAACCTTGTCCGCACCCGATCCGACTGGGGCTGCTACCACCAAGCTTGCGATTGGCAGGACATCGCCCGGTACTACCCGTGGGAGTGGGAGACCTGGCAGGACACCGAGACCAATAACTGGGCGGTGGGCATCGCGGCTGCGTGCAAAACCTCCGACTGGGCCACCATGCCGGACGACATCCGCGAGGGCTTCTACATCAACATGGGGCGCATGGCCGCGGACTTTGTGGTCTACATGGCCACCACGTACGGCATCACGGTCCCGCTGGTGCGGATCAGCGGGGAGCAGGCGCGAGCCGGCGTGCCAGGCTTTTGCGCCCACGGCGACAGCGGCGTTCACCGCTCCGACCCAGGCGTCGACTTCGACTGGGCCAAGTTCTTCAAGTACACACAGCAAGCACTCGGCGGCGCCGCCCTGGCCCCGCAAGGCAAAACCACAGATTGGACGGACATGTTCAAGGACATCAAGGAATTCAAGGACACCATCGCTCAGTCAGTGTGGGCTGTGCTTGAGGGCAAGCGCGGCAAGGAGGCCATCCAGAAGGCCGTATGGGGCTTTGACGGCGGCAAACGCAACGGCAAGCAGGCCACCGTCTGGCGCGACCTGGTGGACAGCAACACCCTGGGGCGCCAGCTGCTGGTGGAGGTGGAAACCCTCAAGGAGGTAGCCCGCCAGCAGGCCGCCAACCCCGGCACCGTCGTGGACTACGACGAGATCCAAAAGCGCGTGTCCGCCGCATTCGAGTCCAGCGTGGAGTCCGTCGTGCAGAAGCAAGAAACCACCACCACGGAAATCACCCTCAAGGGCGGCGCCTGATGGGTCACGCAGCCCTTGCCGGGTTGGTGTTTGGTTCGGCGGCTGCGGTCGCTTTCATGGGCGGCTACGTCGCCCGCGCCGTGTACTCGATGACCCGCCAGAACCGCTGGCGGGAACTACGCAAACTCTAGGAGACCAACATGGGCGACCATGCAGCCGAAAAGACCTCGCAGACCAAGTATCCGTGGCGGGCGACCGCCCGCACCGCGCTGGCGTTCATCACGGGCGCGGCACTGGCCGCCCCGGTGCTCTACACCGCCGTGACCAACGAGTCCCCGGAGCAGGCGACAGGCGCGGGCCTCACCGCGCTAGCCGTATCGGCTGCCATCACCCGCGTCATGGCCGTTCCGTTCGTCAACGAATGGCTCACCAAGATCGGCCTCGGCGCGGAACCCAAAACCACCACCAAACAGTAGGAGGCGACGATGCTCTCATGGGTTGCCGTGAACGCGAACACAGGGAGCATCATCGCGGACCTCCCCACGCTCCGTGCCGGTGGGGCGTTGAAGCAGACACTCATGCGGTACGAGACGCAGACAGCGTCGCTTCCGCTGGACGGGGCGCCGTCGAACTGGCGGCAAGCCACCCGGAAGGGCGCCGCGTTCCTCGTGGCCCTGGACGAGCCGGATGTGAACAACGACCAGAGGCCGCTGTGGGGCGGGATGGTGAAGGACCGGGACACCGACGACGGCCCTGACGTCAAGTTCGCGCTCACCACCGCTGAGGCGTACTTCGACCGGGTCTATGTGGGGAACGAGCAGTTCTCGCAGATCGCGCAGAACATCATCGTGAAAACGCTCGTGGAGAAGTACGCGAAGACCGGGGCCAAGCGTGGCCTGCCGATCCGGGTTGAGATCCTCGGAGGGAACGGGGCGCCGCGAAATGCGGCCTACGCGGACGCGGACGACAGGACCCTCTACTCGGTCCTCTCGGACCTGTCAGGGCTAGACGGCGGGCCGGAGTGGACCGTCAGGTGGGAGTGGGTGAACACGTCCACGCTCGGCCTTGTGCTGACCGTTGGTGACCGGGTCGGCGTTGCGGCGCCGTCCGGGTTGGGGCCGGCCGCGCAGTTCTACCTTCCCGGGTCCGTGACCGCCGCGACCCTCCACGAGGGGTACGGCGAGGGTGAGGGCGCTAACGATGTGATGGCAGTGTCTTCGGGTGTCGCTGATGCCCGGCCGCAGTCCGCACATCAGACGAACACCGCTGATCTGCGGCCCCGCTTCGAATACAGATACACGCCCTCGGTGTCAGAGCCGAACGTCCCGACGCTCGACTCGTACGCGAAACGTGCCCTGGCGTCGATGAAGGACGGGACCGTGGCTCTGACCATGACAGCGAACCGGGAAGAAGCGCCACGCCTCGGCGTGGACTGGGGCATCGGCGACGACATCGGGTTCGACCTGACCGCCCCGGCATGGCCGGACGGCATCAGCGGGGTTGCCCGCGCCGTGGGCTGGGAACTCACGGACACGACCGTCACGCCCCTTGTTGATGTGACGGCTATTGAAGGGATCGACTAAATGGCCCAGCCAGGACTCCCCGGCTCACAGTTCCCGGGCGAGGACGCACAAGCCCGCCGTATCAAAGACCTTGAGCGGCAGGTGCAGCAGTTCACCGCCGCGAACGTCCTCGCCACCGCGGGTATCGGCGTCATCCCTGACGGGGTGCTCGTGAACGGGCTGATGCAGTTCAACCGTGAGGACGGGACGCTCGGGGTGCAGGTTGACCCGGTGACGGGCACGTTCGTGGCGTACAACGCCGCCGGCTCCGCCCCCGTGGCACGCTTCGGCGCCCTGCTGGAAACCGCGCCCGGGTCCTACGGTGTTGAGGTGCTGGTCGGGTCAACGTGGGTGCAGGTCGGCGCGCAGACCACGACGTGGGCCAGCGTGTCGGGCAAGCCCAGCACGTTCCCACCGTCCTCCCATGCCCATCCGGGCGGTGACATTACCTCCGCGGTGGCCAACGCCACTAACGCGGCGAACGCCACCAACGCTACGAATGCAACGAATGCGACCAACGCCTCAGAAGCCACTCATGCCGGGCAGGCTGACGGGTCGCAATACGGGTGGACGAACAACGTCGGCGGCACCGAGTTCTACGCCCTCTGGGTCGGTAACAACGGCGGGTACAAGTTCGGGCGTAACACGTCCTCGATCGAGTACAAGGAGAACGCCCGTGCCCATAACCTCGACCCTGCCAAGGTTCTCGAACTCGTCCCGGTGGTCTACGACCGGAAGACGACGTACCCTCCGGTCCTCACCGCCGACGGGCAGCCCGCGGAAGGGCCGGTGCAGCAGGTCCCCGGACGGAAGAACGAATACGGGCTCATCGCCGAACAGGTCGCCGGGCACGTCCCGGAGCTCCTGACATGGTTCGACGGGAAGATCGACGGGCTCCGCTACGACCTGCTGGCCGTCGCGCACCAAGACGTTCTCCGTGATCACGAAAACCGGATCCGCGCACTCGAAGGCCGGCCACCGCTGCCCACCACGACGCCCAAGCCAAACATGCCAGCGCCAGGGGCGCCCGCTGTTGAACCCGATCCTTTGCCCTACACGATTCAGGAGTCCTGATGCCGAAACGAAACTGGGCCGATGGTGCCCCCGGAAACACGCCCCTGAATGCTGCACGTTTGAACCAGCTCGAAGCGGATCTTGAATCGGCGTTGCTGCAGCTCGCCCGCGACCCGTCCCAATTGTTCTCCGGGTCCGTGGCCAGGGACGCCAGCGGAGCTGCTGTGTCGGCAACGGTCGAGTGGCCTGACGGGGCGGCCGGCGTGTACTCCGGGACCGCGTCCGAGACCTTCCCCGGCGCGGTGGATGCCTACACGGTCACCCGCACCGGATCTCCCACCGTCACCTTCACCCAGCCCGCCGTCACCCGCAACGCCGCCGGCCACGTCACTAACCGCCCCCCGATCACGGTCAGCTAGGAGCAACCATGGCCATCCCGCCCGGCGTCACCACCTGCCTTGTCTACAAGAAATCCCCCGTTTCGTTCGGAGGGTCCGCCGCGAAGGTTTCGCTGGAGATCACTCCCAGTGTCCGGCTGGTCCACACGGCCACGGGTACTCCGCTGGCGGATTTCGTGGATCTCGTCGCCCCGGCGGAAGGCACCGTCGCTCAGCTTCTGCTGCCGCATTCCAACCAGCCGGGGTTTCAGGATGAGGCCGGGAATGCGTACACGAACTGGTCGTACACAGCGAAGGTCAAGTACGAGAAGGGCGGAGCGTCGAAGCACCTGCCGCCGCAATCCTTCCAGATCGTCCAGGGACAGAAAGAGGTGGACTTGTCCCTTATCCCGTCCGGGCCCGCTGCTCTGCCCAGCTCGGCGCCGCAAGCGACGGTCACGTCCGTTGACGGGGAGACCGGATCCGTGGACCTCACGACGCGGTACGCCACATACCTGCAGCTGGCCCGCACCCCGGAGGTACTGATCTCTGGTCCCATCACGCGGGACGGGAACGGTGCCCCCATCTCGGCGGCCGTCGTCTGGCCGGACGGAACTGCAGGGACCTTCACCGGTGTCGCATCGGCGGTGCTCGGAGCCCTCGACGGTTGGTCGATCACGTACGGCGATCCTGTCATCCGCACCTACACGCAGCCGGCCGTCACCCGTAACGGTTCCGGCGTCATCACAGTTCAGCCCGCGATTACCATCACCTAGTAGGAGACCCCCATGAGTTTTCTCGACGCACCAGGCATCACCGCCGCGGGCCTCGACACTGCTGCGGCAGCCAAAATCAACGACTCCGGCAGCGCCACCCGAGGGGCACTAAATGCCACAATTCTGGACCTGATCAGCACCTCCACTGACGCCACCGTGCCGTTCGGCTGGGTCAGGCCGAACGACCCCGCAGCGATACCGACCGCACCGACGCCAACGGTCACTTTCACGACTGGCGTGGGAATGTCCACGCCGCTGCCGTACCCCACCGTGTTGACATACGACACGACTGCCGTGGCGCACGTCGCGGGCATCTATGAAGCCGTGGACATCTTCGGGCGCTTCTACCTTTCCAACACCGCGAACGCGCCGGAGTCATGGCAGAACATCGCGCAGCAGCACGAGTTCATGTTGTCCGGGGCAGGGTTCGGCATCCAGTTCTACACCGCCGCGTTCGCATCATCGACGATCCGTGTTTATGTGGATGAGCGTCTGGCATATTCGGGAGCGGCGACCGCTGACGGGCGCTCCTTTCTGAAGGTCGTGTTCCCGTTTGCCGCCGTCCGCCGCATAAGGATCGAGCTGTGGAACATCCGGCTCTCGGACTTCTACTACGACAACACTGTCTCCGATCTGTGGAAGCCGTCAGGGAACCGCAAGACCCGCGCCGCGATCTTCGGTGACTCCTGGGTAGGTGGGGCAGGCGGACTGTCCTATGACAAGCTGTTCGGATACCTCACCGGCTACGGGCTCGGCTGGGACGTCGCCAGCCTCGGTCACGGCGGATCCGGTTACGTCAACGACGGCCCTTCCGGCACGTCCTACCCCATGACCAACGCCACTCGCCTGGCGAAGCTCGCGGCCATGGACCTTGACTACGCCATCATCTTCGGTTCCATCAATGACGGCGCGCACGCCGCTTCCGCTGTAGGGGCGGCGGCAACGCAAGTGTACGACTACATGGCGACCAACAGCCCGAAGACGAAACTGATCGTTGTCGGCGTCCAGCACCTCCACACCGCACCATCAGCCGCTGACATCGCCAACAACGACGCCATCAAAACGGCGGCACTCGCCGCACCTAACGTCATCATGTGGCTCGATCAGCTCACGGAGGCATGGATCAACTCGGGGGACGCCGCGCTGTTCATCGACGCCGCGCACTTAGGCATCGCAGGTCACCTGAAGTTCGCCAAGCGGCTCATTCAGGAAATCGTCAAGCCGTAGCTAGCTCTTGGGGAGCGCGGCTTTCAGGTGCGGGGTAATCTTTTCAGCCATGAAGAGGTGCCCCGCATCTGTCGGATGAACACTGTCCTGCCCGATGAGATCAGGACGATCCTGGAACCAGCGCTCCTCGATGGGGTCAACGAAGGCGAACTTGTGCTTCGCGGCCAACTCTTTGAGGGCGTCTCGGATGGCCACGATGTCCTCAGGGACTTCCGCGGTCATCCAGGCCGGGGCCACGACAACGAACTTCGCGTTTGGCGCAGCCTTCTTCGCATGCGTGAAAGCCCTGTCAGCGGCGGTGCGGATCTTATCGAGCGGCTGAGCCTGGTCATTGATGCTACCGAAGAACACCGCCACGTCAGTCTCCGGGTGCAGGTTGTCGGGGATCATCTCGCCAAACACCTGACCAATGGGGCCACGGTTCACATAGCCGGACCCACCTAGGCCGCGCTCAACTTCAATGATCTCGCGGCCCTCTTTGCGGAGCTTGTTCGCTGCTGCAACCACCCAGTTGCTCGGCGTCCCTCGGGATCCGCCCGCGTTCGAGCCGCCTGTGTATGAGTCGCCAATGGCGACGATGACGGACGGCTCAACCTTCACCTTCGGTGACGCCAGGTAGGACGCTGCCTTGTCAGAAGCAGGTGGTGGAGGCGTGGGGGTTGCCAGTGCAAGTGACGCGACCACTGCGGCGACGGCGACTGCACCAGCAAGGCCGGCGGTGATCCCGGCGAGCTTCAGTCGGTGGCGATTACGGCGATGCATGGTTCCCCCAAGTAAGAATGAGTGTCAGGCGACATTTACGGAGTGCTCACAGTGTGCTGCCATTCATCACGGCACGGCTCGCTGCAAAAGATCGGCTGGCCCGTCGAGTGCAGGCGTGCGGTTCCACTGCCTGCCGGAATGACGGCTCGGCATTCTCGGCACTTGCGCTGACGCAATCTCCAATTCAGGAGGCGGACGCGAAGGTTGAAAAGAGTGGTGGGCATGCACCAATGATATGCGGTCCATAAGACCGGTTAAGTTCCCCAACTGATTTGGCCCCACCCCTTTGAGGGTGGGGCCTATTTCAGTTACTGGGTCACTTCCCTCCGCCGGTGAGCTTGGCGGCCCACCCTACCGCGGTATCCATTGCAGCCGCAGATGGGGTTACGTTCGGTTCACCCTTCATAGCGGGGTGATCTCCGAATACCCTGGCGCCGAAGGTCTTCCGTAACTCGTCCTTCACGTCTGCGCTCTCAATTGCTCGCACGTAAGCGTCGAAGGTTTTGAGTTGAACTGACAAGGCAGAAGCCCAGTTCGCCATGGAACGATGCTGGTGTGCCTGCCTGGCGAAATAGCCTGCCAAGCCAAAAACGCCGGCAACGAACACGGCCCTCTGGATGAGGTGGACGTAGTCTCCAGCCGGTATGTCCAACCATCCCAGACCAACGCTCGGCCCCATGACGAACAACGCTGTGGCCGCCGCGCCGAGAAAGGCCATGATTACGGTGACCTTACGGAAGTTGTTGGCGGCGTCCTTTTCCTCCTTGGCAAGGGCAGCATAGAACGAGGACAGCGCGGCATCTCCCGTAATGCCAGCGGCCTGCTGGGCTTCGGCAGCGGACTCTTTCGCTTTCCGAGCATCTTCTTCCGCAGCCACGGAAGCCCACAGCCTGTCGGTCCGCAGAATCCTCTGGTGCACAGCCTCTCTCAGATTTGCCACGCGGCCCCTAATGAGATCGATGCGCTCTGTGAGGTCGCGGAGATCCTGCTGCGAGTAGCGTTCCGATGCTTGAAGGGCTGCCATTTCACGGACCAACGACTCCGTCTCTTCGACCAGCCGCATATCCAAGCCGAGGATGTTTTCCTTTGTGTTGGTAGAAAAGTCCTGGTCCTCAAGGCGAACCACTAGCTCATCGAGATTTCGAGCGAGCCAGCGTATCAGGCTGAGGTTGACGCGTTGCTGGGGGAACGCCGGAGCATAAGGCGGGACAATGGTCGGCGCCAGTCGGTAAATGTCTGCATATTCCATCCAGCCCTCAATGCAGCCAAGGGCATGTTTCAGCCGAACAAGGTCTGAGTCCTGCACGGTGGAAACAAGCGACTGTACTGCATTGGCCTTGTTTCGAAGAAGGTCCTGCAGCGCGTCGTGGAGGTCGTCCTGTTCCTGGGCCTCGGCGCCGTCTTTCGTCATTCGGAATCGTTCTCCTGTTCAAGATCGGCAATTTCACCGGATTCGACCTTCTCGGCCGTACGCCGATACGCCTGGGTAATGTAATCCTCGACATCGGCAGTTCCTATCCGCCAGACGCCCCGGCCGCCGATTTGGATCCCTCGAAGCTCTCCAGACTTCAGGAGGCCGCGAATAGCAGGAACTCCAACGTTGAGCTCCTCGGCGACCTGCTCAATGGTGAGAAACCTCCGCTTCGGCGCGTGGTCGCTCACGGTCGGTCCTTCTCGGTTCGGATGTTCAGCAGCTGATAGCCCTCGGGCACGGACGCTTCCAACGCTGCCCGGCCTTCCTGGTAGGTGGCCGCTTCGACTTCGATGGTGCTGGTTTCTTTGGTGCGGATAACGCCGATGAGTTTCACTGGATCACTTTATAGCCCCCGCACTGCCTCTCGGTGGTGCGGGGGCTATTTGTGCGTCTGGATACGATGGGGGCCATGCCCACGTTCACGCTCGACGGCGTCACCTACGACTACCTACAGCCCAGCCTCGACGCCAAGCCACAGGATGCCCACTCGTGGGAGTACGGGCACTGGCCGGTGGTGGAGGCCCAGGTGCCACTTGTCAGCGGCGAGACGGTCAGTGTGTACGGCGAGGCGATGCGCTGGGCAGGTGAGCAGATCCTCGTCCGCTGGAGGGACGACGACGGCCACTACCACGACGCATGGATGCCGGCTCGCGCCGTGCGGCGCCTGACCGCTTCGGAGTGGGACATCATCGCGTTCCACGCCACGCCTGAGAACCTCCGCTCAGTGCAGTGGGGCAAGCGCCTGCCGGGCTTCCTGCCAGAGTAGCCGTCACCCGAGCGCATCGGCTGCAGCAGCGTCGGAAGCCTTGGAAAGGCGTGCGTACACGCGCAGCGTCGTCTGCGGGTCCTCATGCCCCATCCTGGCCTGCACAACATGGACGGGCACTTTGGCTTCGAGCAGGTGCGTGCAGTGGGCGTGGCGGATCTCATGGATCCACGGCTTCCGGTCCAGGCTCCCATCCTCCAATAGCTTCACCATGAGCGGCTGCCACACCTCCTTATGGAACCGGGAGTTGCGGACGTAATCGCCGTCCGGCCGCCGGAACACGAAGTCGTCCGGGCGCAACTCCTTGAGATGCTTGTCCAGGTCGGCAGACAGCGCAGCGTTGCACGTCACCGTCCGGTTGCCCTTCTTTGACTTCGGCGGGCCGATTTCCTCACCCTTGCCGGCGGCCTTCCATGCGCGGCTGACGCGGACCTCGGCGCGGCCACCCTTGAACGTAATGTCGCGGCGACGGAGCGCGGTAGCCTCCGAGTAGCGCAGGCCGGTGCCGGATAGGAATCGGATGAACAGGGAGTAGTGAGGGTCTACCCGTTCGGACAGCATGACCAGATCCTCGGGTGACAGGTAGACGGGCTCCCGCGCCTCGTTCAGGTCAGCCTCGGACACGCCCTTGGCCGGGTTGCGGTGCATGACCTCTTCGTCTATGGCCGTGGCGAACGCGGCCGACAGTACGGCGTGGATGTTCCCTTTGGTCTTGCGTCCGAGTGGCTGTCCTGTCGGCTGGTTGGCGCGGCTCTGGACCGTGAGTCCGTCCAGCCAGTCGATGACCATGGCTTTGTTGACTTTGTCCACTGGCGTCAACCCGAGCTCTGAGCCTTCAATGTGCGCCGCGGCCATGCGCCGGTACTTGGCGATGGTCCCGGGCTGGGGCTTCCGCAGCAGGTCGATGTGGCGTACAACGACCTCGTAGACTGTCGGCGCGGTGGAGTCCTTCCGGACCTTGGCTTTGGCGGCGAGCTTGAAGCTGTTCCCGTTCGCGTCGAGGAAGTCCTTGAGCTCCTGAGCCTTGTCTTGCGCCGTTACCCGAGAACCATACTTCTTTACAGAGAATGACCGCCCATCCAGGCCACTCTCCGGGTCGCGCCAATTGACCGTGTACGAAGTGACTTCGCCTTTCGCGTTCTCTCGCACTCGAATGCTAGCCACGTCGAGCCGCCAGCATCGCGGCGTGGGCGGAGTTGGATGCGTCCTGCGCTGCCCGAATCCGCGCCCGATAGACATCAACCGAAACGGTTCTGTCGGCATGGTCATAAAGCCATGCGAGCTTGGCGCGGGCTTCCTCGTATCGTTTGGTCGCTTCCGTGCTGTCCTGTTGCTGTCCCATGCCTGTCCCCTAGCTGAGCCGTTTTTCGCCAACAAAATCGGGCTTCTCGCCAACAAGCAAAAAGAAAAGCCCTAGATCACTGGGATCTAGGGCCTATCTTAGGTGGAGATGGGGGGAATTGAAAACCCCTTTCGCCTATTTTTATAGCATCAGTTGTGTCTAGGCTCCCGCTACATTCCGCGGTTTTTACTTAGGTTACATCCATGTTGTTCTAGGTGTTGTTGGCGGCCGCCAACAACTTTGCTGCCGCTATAGAGAACGAAAAGGCCCCATCCTCGACATTTGAGGATGGGGCTCGTTCTTGCGGTCTGCGGTTAGAGACCCGGCAGTTCGATGCCGAGTACCTTACTGATCGCTTCGACGTCATTGAGCGTGAAAGGTGCTTCGTCCCGGAGCCGCTTGCCCAGGTAGCTGCGGGAGATCCCCGTGGCGTCGGCGAGGGCCTTAGCCGTAATACGATCCCTTGCCATGACCATGCGTACGTGCGCGGAAAAGGCGCGTGCGAGCGATCCAGGCTCAGCTTGCTTTCCAGTCGGCACAATCATGGACACTACCCGCTTTACAGGCTCACAAACCCTAACGACGCAGAATAACCCCATATGGCTACTGGTGCCCCATATGGGCCCCAAACGTCTGATTCAAAGCTACCCCCCGAATGGGTCACAGGGGTAGCGTTACGCGGGAGTAGTGCTCCATATGGGGCACAATGTCATACGGGAGATGCGCAATTGTCGGTCGACGTCAGTAAGGTCTCTTAGAACAAATGTTCGAACATATCGGGGGTAGTGCCAAGTGAAGCGCGAAATGACCAACATCCAAGCCATGACCGTCCGAGACTTGGGGGATCTCGCGGCGGCCGCCGGCGTGCCCCCCTCGGAGCTCATTGCGATATGCGAGCCTCGGTCCGCTGCATCAGCACCTGAGGACTGACACCCAGAGCCTCTGCGATTTTGAAGAACACGGGCATAGGGATGCTGCGCTTGCCGGTCATGTAGTTGCTCATAGTGACGCGATTGATGCCTACCTTGCCAGCCAGGTCCTGCTGCTCCATGCCGCGGTCGACCAGTTCGACCCTGATTTGGTGGGCGAGTGCGGCTTCGAGCTTGTCTCCGTAGGTCTCCATATGGACAACTTTATCGCCAAACGGCGAACTCATTAGCGTCTTGAGCTAATCTTGCGCAAAATCTGACTACTCGTCTTTTTCAACGAACGACTACTTGGATACTTGCGCTGATGCTTGCAATTCGTCGTTTGATTACTTAGAGTCATTCCATGGCTACTTACCCCACCGGCGCAACCGACGCCACAGACGCAGAAATCGGCCAGCGCATCGCAAACGCACTCATCGTCCGGAACGTCAACGTCAAGGCGCTCTCGGACCAGACAGGCATCAGCTACCCCACACTGCGACGCAGCCTCACCGGTGGTCGCTCCCTCACCATCCGCGAAGTCGGCAGCATCGCCGCCGCCCTCAGTGTCCAACCCTCCACCCTCCTGCCGGCCACACTCACCGGAGCAGCGGCATGAACACCCCCATCTTCCGCACCCCGGAGGAAGTCGCCCCGGAGCTCGGGATGACCAAGACCGAACTCCGGCGCTACTGCCGCGAATCCGGAATCAACACCAGACTCAGCAACAGAAGAATCATGCTCCACCAGGACGACATCGCACGCCTCGTCGAATGGGTCCGCGAGCGCAAGAACGCCGCCGACGACTGGACAAAAGAGCCAGAGCACGACCCTTTCGCCTAATCAGGCATCCCGCCCACTCGGGCACCACTCACCGCATCACCCGCTCAGAGGTTCGCCACTGACGAAGAAAGGGGGTATTCGTCATGCCCGAAAACATGACCACCACCGGATATGAGAAGCGCATCGCGGCCGAACTTGAGGCCCGCGGGGACCACTGGTCCCGCTCAAAGATCCAGCGTGTAGCGCTGGGGCTCTGCAAACGCCAGGCGCGCATGACCAGTACGGACTGGGAGCGCATCTTCTGCCACTCGGACCCTACCCCGCGTGACGCGATCCGCAACATGGAAAGGGAAGCGTCATGCAAGCAGCAGTCCTAGAGGATTCATCCTGGCCGGAGGATGCGGTGGCGACGATCATCGCACTCTCCCACTCCCAGTCGCTCGTGACCGCGGATGACCTGGCCCGGGAGATGCGGAAACCGCCCCATCCGAACCAGGTCGGCGCGGCATTCTCTGCGGCCCGTTCACAAGGCCTCATCGAAGCCGCCGGCTACACGACATCCAACACACCGTCCCGGCATCACGGAGTGATCCGCACATGGCGCCGCAAGGCCGAAGGAGTCGCCCGATGATCGCCTTGGTACTCGCCGCCGCTGTTCTCGCCGGTGTGTTCATCCGCTGGGCTGTGGTCAATGACGAGATGGACGCTCATCTTCTCCACGGCCCGAACTCCGGCTGCATCGAATGCGAGGACAAATGAGCTACTGCAGATTCGGTGACGCGGACATCTACGTCTTCGGCTCCATGAGCGCCTTTGAATGTTGCGGCTGCCCCAGTGGCAGGTCCTTCTCAACTAAGAACGCGGCCGAGATGCTGCGGCACATGAAAGACCACCGGGCCGCCGGCTTGGAAGTGCCCGACTACGCCTTCCTCGGCGTCTTCCGCGACCGAGCCGACTACCGCACGGCCCAATGGTCCACATGGTCACCAGACGGCAAACGGACCGGCCCGTTCTACTGCCCGGCGCAGACGTTCGCCGGCCGCTACTACATCGACCCTGAGCCCCCGGAGTACTGCGAGGAAGAGGTCGAAGAAGAAGGGCAGTACTGCCCGAAGCATGAAGAACAAGATGACGAAAATCCTTGGGGGAATGATGAGTAAGAGGAATGGCCCGGAAGCCTGGCATGCCCGAGTGCTCCGCGACGAGGCAGAGCAGTTGACGATCGCTGTCCGGATGCTCGAGTTCGCGGACGGTTACCGCGAGGGCGTAGCCGAAGCGCAGGTAGCGGCGTGACCCGCCGCCCCAGCCTGCAGGCCGCGCTCGCCAAGGCTGAATCACTGGACAGCGACGGGCCCGACTACATCACGGTTCGGGAGCTCAAGGCTGAGCTGCGCGCCCTAGTGAAGGACGCCGAGAACGCGGTGACAGCGTGAACGCCACGGCGGCCCTGACCGCCATCCCGTCCACGGAAACGTTCGGCCTCCCACCCCAGGTCCCCCATCTGATCGCGAAGCTCCGATTGCTGCCCCCGGAACTCCTCGCCACCATCACCCGCACCGAGGAGCACACAGCATGAACGCACGAGACGAACTGAAGAAGGTCATCTACACGTCGCGCCGGAACAACACGCAGGTCGATCTGCGGGACGACCGTCGACTGCAGGGCTCGCAGCTTGCTTGGGCTGGATACGCAGCCGACGCGGTCCTCGCTGCTGGTTACCGGAAGCCCCGCATCATCACCACCGCCGAGGAACTAGACGCGCTGCCCGTTGGAAGCGTCGTGCGCATGTCCGGCACTAGCGAGGATGCCCGAGTGGCCGTCAAGGATGGCACGTGGAAAAGCGAATCGGAGTGGTTTGTAGCCGACGGTGACGAGTGGTGCCTTGACTCCACCGAGCTTGACGACCTCCCCGCGACGGTCCTGCACGAACCGGAGGCCCGGTCATGACGTGGTTGTTGGCCCGGCAGCATACACCGATTGAGCTCCCGGACGAGCGCTTGACCCCGGCCGAGGCGATCATCATCTCTCGGTCAGGGCACACCAAAGAGTCTTGGGACCGGCTCACACCCGCCGAACGGGCACAGATTCGCTGGAACATCGGAATGGGAGCAGCATCATGACCGACCTGACAAGCCGGCTCGACGCCATAGACGCCAGGCTCGCTGCGGCAGCGCCGGGAGCCATCACCATCACGCCCACCGACGTCGCGTTCCTGTTGGACCTGGCCCGGAAAGAACAAGCCGCACTCGACGCCGTGAAAGCGCTGCACGTAGCACTTGATGTCGAAGTGTTCGACAACCCGACGACGAACAGCTCACACATCGAATGGCTATGCGGCGAATGCGACACCGACCGATACCCCTGTCCGACCATCAAAGCGTTGGAACGGAACGACCACACATAGGAGGGCGACGATGCCCAACACGAAACCCGGATGCGGCGGCGACTGGTGGACCCGCCGCACCAACACCTACACAGGCTGCAACTGCCCGCCAGCTAGGTACTCCCCCATTCACCCCAAACCCACCAACCCCGAATGCCCACAACACGGAAACAAGGACACCTGATGTGCAGCCTCCAAGAACACTCCGCCCGCTCAGCCCGCGAACGCGAACAGCAGCAGCAAGACCCGATCTACACGGAACTCGCCGCCGAGTATGGCATCCCCTACGAGCCGCCAACGGCTGATAACTGAAAAGCAACCGCAAACGACAGACCCGCAAGGGTCTTTTTTATTGCCCAGGAGCCAACCAATGAACAGCCGTAAACCACGAATCGTGGACCCCGAATGGTGGGACACGCGGCCCGCCGCCATCGGCGTCGTCAACGCCAACTACACCCGCTGCGGAACACGCGTCGCCACCCACGACAAACCGTGGGTCGCCACCAGCCACCACATCTTCAAAACATTCCACACCCACCGGGACGCGCTCACCTACGCGTTCTCGCAGGTCCCCGAGCCCGACCCGACGCCGCAGGAACAGGAACACGTCACCTCCGGGTGGAAGCCGCAGACGGACCGCTTCGACGCCTGGCAAGAGAAACAGGAACTCACACGATGACACTCCACGTATACACCGAACTCGAACAAGGCAGTGACGAATGGCTCGCCGCACGCTGCGGCCTCGTCACCGCATCCGTCGTCGGCCAGCTCATTAGCAAGGGTGCGCCGGACGCGCTCACCGTCGAGTGCCCTAAATGCCTGGCACTCCCGGCTGAGGCGTGCATCAGCTCGGCGCGGAAGGTGCCGACGCCGATCAAAACACCCCACGACGAGCGGGCAGCAAGGGCCGGTGAATTGCCACCCGTATACAGCGTCGCAGCCAGTGACACGGCCCGCGCAATCGTCTCAACGCTTGTGGCCGAGCGGATTACTGGACATGTAGAGCAGGTGTTCCCGAGCCGTGATATGGAGCGCGGGACCCTGTCTGAGCCTTTCGCCCGAGACAAGTACGCCGAGCACTATGCACCCGTCACTGAGATCGGCTTCATGGTGCGCGACTTCGGAGGCTACCGAATCGGCTTCAGCCCAGACGGACTTGTGGGTGATGACGGGCTGATCGAGATCAAGTCGCCCCGGCAGAAGAAGCACCTCGCCACGATCCTGGCCGACAAAGTCCCGCCAGAGCACATGGCCCAATGCCAGGCCGGACTCCTGGTGTCCGGCCGCGAATGGATCGACTTCATCTCCTACAACGGCGGGATGCCCCTATGGCACAAGCGGGTCCTCCCTCACCCTCAATGGTTCGCAGTCATCAAGGAGGCCGCCGAACAACTGGAGTCCGTAGCGGAAGTGATGATCGCCAACTACCGCACCGCAACCGCGAACCTCCCCCAGACCGAACGCGTCGATCTATTCCCCGAAATGGAGATCTTCTAAATGGACCTCGACATGACCGAAAGCCTGGCGCCGAAGAGTGACCAGCTTGATGCTGTGGACCTGCTTAGCGGCCCCCGCACCTTCACGATTGAGCAGGTCAGCAAGGGTAACCCTGAGCAGCCGTTCAACTTCCACCTTGAAGGGTTCCCCCGCGTGTGGCGGCCGGGCAAATCCATGCGAAGGGTAATCGTTGCTGCATGGGGCGGCAAGACCTCCGCTTACGTTGGCCAGCGTGTCACCCTGTACTGCGACCCGGCCGTGCAGTTCGGCGGCGACACGGTCGGTGGCACGCGCATCAGCCACATGAGCGGCATCGACAAGCCCCTCAAAGTGCCGCTGCTCATCAAACGCGGCAAGTCCGCCATGTTTACCGTGCAACCGCTACCCGACGCGCCCAAAGCTGTCGCGCCGGCTGAACCCGCCAAGGACTGGCGTGGCCTTGCAGACGCCGCTGAAGGCGATCCTGACACGTTGCGCGCCATCTGGATCGACGCCAAAGCTGCCGGCGCCGACGCGGAAGCCCTTGAATACATCCGTACCCAAGTAAAGGAAGGCTAAACGTGGCCGCCTACGAGCATCGGACGACGACCACCGTCCGCCATGAGTACGTCATCCCCAAAGAGTCTGCGAACTGGGCCGAGGTCGGTAAGGCGTTCAGCGCCGCCAAGCAGGACATGAATAAGGACGCTGGGCCGGGAGTGTCATACAGCGGTGACGATGCCGTATGGGTCGATGCGGACGACGAGAACATCATCATCTACTGGGAAGACATGAAATGAGCAACGAGACCAACCTAACCGTCCGAGGCCGACTGACCACCGAGCCCGAGCTGCGCTTCACTCCCTCCGGTGCTGGCGTTGTGAACTTCACCCTCGCTTCGCAAGCGTCCAAGTTCGACAAGAACAGCAACGAGTGGAAGGACCAGCCAACTAAGTTCTGGCGCTGTGCCGCGTGGAACCAGGGCAAGCTCACCCGCGCCGAGAACATCGCCAACATGCTCAAGAAGGGCGACAGCATCATCGTCTACGGCGAACTCACCACACGCGAATACGAAACCAAGGAGGGCGAGAAGCGATCCGCCGACGAGATCCGCGTCGAATCCATCGGCAAAGACCTCACCTTCCACGGACAGGCCTACGCAGCCAATGAGCGCACGGAGAACGCCATCACGGAAGACCCGTGGGCGACACCGGGCGTCTCGAACGCTGGCGGATGGGGTAAGGGCCCTGCTGACACTGAGCCGCCTTTTTAGCCATGCCCACCCCGACCCTCCGAGCCCGCTCAACCCCGTACCGGCCAGACCTACTCGCCAACCAACGCGTCTGCACCCGCTGCGGAATCATCTTCCGGCTCGGGCAACCCTCCCGCGACAAACACCTTACCGAATGCCGCGACTGCCGATAAACCACAAGCCGCCCATGGGCGGCTTTTTGTTGCCCCGCGGCGCCCGGCCACACGTCGGGCGCCGCTTTCGAAAGGACCAACCTTGACCACCCAGCCCACCGAACTCACCCAGTACATCCAGGCACGCGATGGAGTCGCCGTCGTCCTGTACAGCAAAGAGGACTGCTTCGGCTGCCGCAAAACCAAAGAGAAGCTCGACGAGAACAACATCTACTACACCGAGGTCGACGTGCAGAAGGACGCCACCGCCTATCACTACGTCACCGAGATCCTCGGCTACCGACAAATGCCAGTCGTCATCGCATCCACCGAATCGGGAGACGTCATCTGGTCCGGGCTGCAACCCCAGATGATCAAAAAGCACATCACCCACCGGGCAGACAGCGCAGCATGACCCCCTGCGCCCGCGGCTGCTGCTGGACCCCATACGGCTGCGCTCAAGCCCGGAACTGCGCCTGCCACTGGGACCAACGGGCACCCAGCCGCAACAGCCCAAACGTCCATGCCGACCCAACAGCCAACCAAGCCATCGGCAACGTCATGAAAGAGATGAGAGGGAAGTGACTTATACCCGAGGTGCCGCGACGGCAACACAAGCGGCCAAAACGGCGATCGAACGCGAACGCGTCGAAGTTGAACGGCTCTACGCCGAAGGCCGAGCACTCGCCCAGACCGCGAAGCAACTCCGCCAACGCAACGCCAACATCGAAGCCAAGATCTCCGAAGAGCGCGAGCGGCTCGAAGACAAACGAGCCCGACTAACTGAAGCTCTCGCGGACCTCGACCGCGCACAATCCGAAGCTGATGCAGTAATCCGTCATGCCGAAGAGCAGGCCCCGCTCATCCGGGAACTCGCCTACGACCAAGCCCGCGCATTGGCTGAACGCGCCCACCGTTCAGGCTTCGAAAAAGGCGAAGACTACGCACGAGCGCAGCACGCCATCCTAAGTCAGCCAGCGCTGGCGGCGGCCGAAGAAGTCAAGCGGCACACAAAACGGAAAGAAATGAGCACCAAATGACACTCACCATGACCGACATGTTCTGTGGCGCCGGCGGATCCAGCACCGGAGCGACGTCGCTCGCCGGGATAAGCGTCCGCACCGCCCTGAACCACTGGGACAAGGCACTCGAGTCCCACAACGCCAACCACCCCGACACCGTGCACGTCCAGGCTGACATCAAAGAAACGGACCCGCGGTACATTGCCACCAGCGACATCCTCTGGGCCTCCCCCGAATGCACGAACCACTCCGTAGCCAAGGGCCGCAAACGCATCACCAACCAGCCCGACATCTTCGGGGATACCCTGCCCGATGAAGCCGCCGACCGCTCCCGCGCCACCATGTGGGACGTGCCGCGCTTCGCCGAAGTCCACCGCTACCGGGCCGTCATCACCGAGAACGTCGTGGACGCCGCCAAATGGGTCATGTTCGACGCCTGGCTAATGGCCATGAAATCCCTCGGCTACGACCACCGCATCCAGTACCTGAACAGCATGCACGCGCAGCACGGCGGCCTGCCCGCACCGCAGTCCCGGGACCGCATGTACGTCCTCTTCTGGCTCAAGGGCAACCCGGCGCCCGACGTCGAGAAGTACTTCCGCCCCAAGGCATACTGCTCGAGCTGCGACGAAGTCGTGAACGCCATGCAGGTCTTCAAGAAGTCCGAGCAGTGGGGCCGCTACCGGGCCCAGTACGCCTACCGCTGCCCCAAAGTGGCCTGCCGCAACCAGATCGTTGAGCCGGGCTGGCTGCCAGCGTCCCACGCCATCGACTGGTCCCTCAAAGGCCAGCGCATCGGCGACAGGAAAAGGGATCTCTCACCCAAGACCATCGCACGGATCCAGGCAGGCCTAGCCAAGTTCGGCGCGGAACCCGTATCGATCGACTCCGTCCGCGGATCGCAGATCATCAGCGCCGTGAACAAGGAACCCTTCCAGACGCAGACGACGAGCTACACGCGATCGCTGCTGGTCCCCGTCGAAGGCCGCATCGGGAAGGAAGCTGCCCGCGTCACCGACGCCATGCGGACACAGACCACCCGAAACGAAACAGGGCTCCTGACCCCACCCCGGGAACACATGCTGATGGAGTACTACGGCAACGGCACGATGCACAAGGTATCCAAAGCCATCCCGACCATCACCACGCACGACCGGTTCGCGATGATCACCACACTCCGCGGCACCAACGCGCCCAAGGACGTCGGGCAGCCGCTCGACACGTTCGCCGCGAACGGGCTCCACCACGGCCTGGCCGAGTGGAAGGTCCCGGAAGTGGACGACTGCGAGTTCCGGATGCTGGAGCCGCACGAGATCAAGGCCGGCATGGCCTTCCCGAAGGAATACATCATGCTCGGCAACAAACGCGAACAGGTCAAGATGGCCGGCAACGCCGTCACTCCCCCGGCCGCCCGAGACCTCGTCGCCTGCATGGCCGAAACCCTGCAGGCGTACTGAAGAAAGGACAAGCAATGCCGGAGCCGGAAGAGAAAGACCGGCGCTTGTGGGCGAAGGTCGACGTCGACTACTTCGATAACCCGAAGATCGATGAGCTCTCCGACTCCGCCCAACTCCTGCACCTCAGCCTCATCCTCAAGGCCAAGAAGCAGCAGAAGGGCGGCGTGATGTCCACCAGGACGTGCAAAGCCCGCGGAGACGGCCCACTGCGCGAACTGCTGGACGGAGGCCTCATCCACAAGGTCGACGCCCGAACTTACCAGCTGCACGACTACGGGAAGCACCAGACAGACGCCGTGGAACTCTCCGAAAAACGGGCAAAAGTCGGCCGCCGCGGCGCCCACGTCACCAACCACGAAAAGCGACGAATTTACGTCGAAGCATGCGAGCACTGCCAACAAGCAGCAGTGGACGGAGAAAAGTGGCTGAAAGACGCGGAACTCGGGGCATGAAACCGCCCAGTTCCGGAGCGGCAAAAGCGGCAAACCGAGCGGCAATTGCCGCCAATTAGCCGCGGCAAAAGCCCGGCAAGTAGAGCGGCAGAGTTAAGAGTACCTACTTACGTAGGTACCTCTTCTCACCTAAGTCTCTACTTCAGTTCTAAAGAAGAGATGGTGAAAGTTTTCAATCAATCGTCACCTAAGTAACGCGAGAGGCCCGAGACGGCTGATTGAAGGAAGGACCAATTTTGATCACCGAAAGCCAGGCCAAGGCCTTGGCCGTCATGCTCCACGAGATCCGCCCACGATGGTCAACACCGGCCATGCTCAAGGTCTTCGAACGCAACCACACCCACCCCGCACCCTTCGCGGACATCGCAACAGCAGCCGTCAACGCAGCCAGGGACCCGATAGTCGAAACCCCCGGCTGCATCTTCACCGACCAACGCTTCTGGCCAGAAAACGCCAAGAGCCACCTACCCAAGCCAGAAAACTGCGAGATGCACATCAGCTACTACAAACACAACTGCGGCGGATGCCGCGCAGACCAAATAGCCGAAAGCGGGAACGACCAATGAGCATGACACGAGACAAGATCATCGCCGCACAGGCGGAAGCAGCCCGATTCATCAAGGTCGGTAACGAAGCCCTCAGCCGGCTGAATGCTGAAGCCCAACACCGGGACGACTTCTACAACACGCGAGAGAAGCAGGGCTACGACGGACCCCGCCCGGCCGAAGGGTCATCACCCTACGACTACTCCTATGGCTCAAAGGAAACGGGCGCACTCCGCCGCGCATCACTCGACCTCACACGCTGCCTCGCTGAGCTACGCAAATGACAGCCAAGGCGAAACCCACCACGCGTCCCAACTGCGGGACCACGGCGGGCTGGAACGCGCACGTCCGCGCCGGCGAAAAACAATGCATGGCCTGCAAGGTCGCCCACACCGACTACCAGCGCGAATGGCGTCACCGCACCGGCCGCAGCCAAGGCAGGTACTGCACGCACGAGGAAATCGCAGCCATCAAAGCCCAAGCCCTCCGCGAAGCGTCCGACGCCTACCCACTCGAAACCGCATACGGCGGCGCCGAACACGCCGTCCTATGGCTCAGACAACGAGCCGAAACCATCGAAGCCGTCCCAACCGGGGCGGCTTCAGTCGTTCAGGAGGACGAATGACCCGCACAAGGGCCAGCGCGAAGAAGGCCGGAAGCACGTTCGAGCGGACCATCGCGGACTATCTTGCCGAGCACATCGACGACCGGATCGACCGGCGAGTGAAAAACGGCGTGAAGGACCGGGGCGACATCGGAGGTCTCCGGCACATGGGCGGCCGGATCGTCATCGAATGCAAAGACTACGGCGGCCGGCTCATGCCAGGACCATGGACAGCCGAAGCCGAAACCGAACGAGGCAACGACGACGCCATCGCAGGAATAGTCATCGCCAAACGCCGCGGCACCACCAGCCCCGGCGAACAGTTCGTTCTCATGACCGTCAACGACCTCACCGCGCTACTCACCGGCGAACGCGACACACAGGAGGAACCATGAGCCTGGCCGACAACATCCACCAGCTCACAAGCGAACACCTACGCCGCGACGACGCCGGCGCCTACGTGAAGTCGCCCCCACTCCTGGCTGAACTACGAGCCGCGAGCGGGTCAACACTAGGCGCTGCCGGAGGAGGCAAAGGCGGGGCCGGGATGGTAGTCAACTCCAAAGCCGTGGAACTCGAAACAGCGATCAAGGAACAAGCCCTCGCCGAACACTTCGAAATGACCGGCACCGAATACCGCGGCGGGCTCGTCAACCTCATCAAGTCCTGGGCTGTCATCACGTCCACCGAATGGATCGCCTACCTCGAGCGCGTGACCACCGATTGGGTGGCAGACATACAGGCCGTCCTCGAAGCCGCCCACCCACCCTGGCGGCCAAGCATCCCCTGCCCAGCCTGCGGCCAACGGTTCCACGGCCCAGAACGCGAACCCTGCCTCGCCGTCACATACTGGGACGCCGACGCAGACACAATCGCCCCGCCCTCGGCATGGAGCGCCGCGTGCATCGGATGCGGAGCACAATGGACCGGCGACGAACTCCGATGGCTCAGAGCCGCAGCAGACACGCCGCAACCACAACATTCGACCATTGGTTGAAGGTCTGTTAAAGTTAGATCGTTGAGGGCGAAAGTCTCTCTACCGCCAGGACCGAGCCGAAGCAGGCCGGTCCTTTTTCGTGCCCCGACTACGGGCACGGGCTGCATGGTGAGCGACGACCCCCCATAGTCGCTGCAGGTTCGAGTCCCGCCAGCCCACTGATCGACCGCCGTGCCGACCAACCACTGATGAACCGCGGCCAGGCCAGTAGGTCACCATTCAGGAGGAACGATGCGCCGCTTCCTGCACCGCCTCTTCAACCTCCACATGGTCGAGTACTACACCGACAACCTGCACTTCACCCGCGGCGTCTGCTGCTGCGGATGGGAAGGCGACGTAGACGCAACCGGACAGTTCTACTAGGGAGGCACGGCATGACGGCGCACGTCGTCTACAGCGCCGGCGCATGGAAGAAGGAAGGCATGGACAACCAACGATGCGACCGTCACCCGAGCGCATGGGCCAAGGCCAAGGTCATCCTGCCTAGCCTCGGCACCCTGTACTTCTGCCAACACTGCGCCGACACCCTCGACTTCGGGCCCGACTACCACATCGACTACGACACAGTCACGGTGTAGCTGATGCCAAGGGCCAAGCGCATCTGCACCAAGGCAGGATGCCCAGCCATCACGACAGCCACCCTATGCACCACACACCAAGCCGAAGCGGACAAGGCGCGAGGCAACAGCAACCAACGAGGCTATGGCGTCGAGCATCAAGCGCTCCGCAGACAATGGGCTCCACGAGTAGCGACAGGCTCAGTGCCATGCTCCCGCTGCGGCGAACTCATCCTGCCCGGCCAAGCATGGGACCTAGGCCACGACGACAACGACCGCACCAAGTACAACGGGCCCGAACACGCCAACCGCTGCAACCGCGCAGCAGCCGGCCGAGCAGCGCACCCGCGGCCCTGAAGGGTGGGGGGCACCCCCTAAACGGACCCTCGGCGCCAGACCGCCGGTGAGGTCGCTCGGTGGTGCGGAGGGTTCAGAGTTTCCCAAGTTTACGAGGTCGGCACTGTCTGTAGCCTATTGGAATGGCTACACCCCACGCGGCTAGTCGTGGAATACGGTGTCCAACCTAATGCCGGGGCAGTGGATGCGGGTCCAATTCCCGTCAGTGCCGATCTCGTAACCATGCAAAGCGCGAGGAGGTAGTCATGACGAAGGGTGGAGCACGTAATCGTTCCGGGCCGCAAGCTGATCCTCGTTCTGGCCGTTCTGACGCCCGGGGCGTCAAGTTCACTGCGCTGCCTTCGGAGGGTTTCACGGGCGATGTTCCCGAGTTTGACCTGCCGGAAGCGACGCCTCGCGAGCTTGAGGTGTGGGCCGATCTTTGGGTCACTCCGCAAGCTGCCGCGTGGGCCGCTGAGCCGTGGCGTATCCGGACGGTGGCGATGTATTGCCGCTGGTCTGTGCGTTCTGAGGGTGACGTGCCGGCGGCTTTTCTTGGCCAGGTTCACCGGCTGGGCGATCAGATCGGCTTGACCCCTGCAGGGCTCCGGGAAAACGGCTGGGCGATTGCTGCTGATGAGGTTACGGAGAAGCGCTCCGAGAAGACTTCCGCTCCTGAAGCTAAGGCTGCACCGGCTCGCCGGCTGAGGGCCGTCAATGGCGGCGGCTGAGGGTTTCCTCGTTGACTTCCCCACGCTCGGCGACTTGCTGGACGCTTGGATCGCTCATCATTGCCGTGTCCCTGATGGGTTCGCCCGCGGGGCTGAGTTTCGGCAGTCTGACTGGCAGTTTTGGTGCACGGCGAACCATTACCGGGTCCGTCCCGATGCTTTGTGGGTTCCTGATCGTCCTCTGCTGAACCAGGCGTTCGTCTACCGGCGTTCGCAGGTCGTGGCGCCTCAGAAGACCGGCAAGGGCCCTTGGGCGGCGGCCGTGACGACGGGCGAGGCTGTGGGTCCGTCCGTGTTCAATGGTTGGGCTGAGGCTGGCGAGCTCTACGAGTGCGCCGCTAATGGCTGCTCGTGCGGGTGGACGTACGAATACCTTGAGGGTGAGCCTAAGGGGATCCGGCATCCGTCGCCGCTGATCCAGTTGACGGCCACCTCTGAGGATCAGGTCGATAACATTCTTCGCCCGCTGAAGGCGATGATCCGGCTGGGTCCTTTGGCTGATCTGCTGCTGATTCGTGAGGATTTCATCCGGATCGTTGGTGAGTCCGGCGATGAGGACATGGACCGGATCGATGCTGTGACGTCGAATGCTCAGTCGAAGCTTGGTAACCCGATTTCGTTTGCGTTCCAGGATGAGTCTGGCCTGTATACGAAGACGAACAAGATGATCAAGGTTGCGGAGACTCAGCGTCGTGGTGCTGCCGGTATGGGTGGCCGCACGATTGAGACGACGAACGCGTGGGATCCGGCGGAGAACTCGACGGCGCAGCGGACCTATGAGTCGCAGTCGAAGGACGTTTTCAAGTTCTTCCGGCAGCCGCCGGCCGAGCTCTCCTATGGGAACAAGCGGGACCGTGCTCGGATTCACAGGTTCGTCTATGAGGGTTCGCCGTGGGTCAATCTCGACTCTATCGAGGGTGAAGCTTCGGAGCTGATGGAGACGGACAGGGCGCAGGCGGAACGGTTCTTCGGGAACCGGCTTGTGTCCGGTTCTGGCGCGTGGCTGAAGGATGGGTTGTGGGATGCAGCTTACGCAACGCCCATGGCTTCCGAATCCTGACGACGGCGCCGCGGTCTGCCTCGGCTTCGACGGTTCCGAGAACGACGACTACACGGCTATCCAGGCTGAGACCATCGATGGGTTCACGTTCACGCCGCGTTATGGGCCTGATCGGCGCCCGGCGGTGTGGAATCCAGCGGAGTGGGGCGGCCAGATTCCCCGCGGCGAGGTGCATGCCGCCGTTGATGAGCTTTTCGAGAGGTACCGGGTCGAGCGGTTCTATTGCGACCCCCAGGACTGGTACTCCGAGATTGGCGACTGGTCGCTGAAGTACGGCGAGAACCACGTCTTTGAGTGGGCCACGAACCGGATCAAGGCCATGTACGCGGAGATCAAGCGGTTCGAGATTGACCTCGCTACCACGCGGATCTCCCATGACGGCTGCCCTATCGCTGGGCTGCACCTTGCGAATGCCCGCAAGGCGGCTAAGCCGGGCCAGCAGTACGTGCTGATCAAACCGACCAATCATCAGAAGATCGACGCGGCCATGGCCCGGATTCTGGCCCACACGGCCGCATCCGACGCCCGCGAAGAGGGCTGGACGGACGCTTACCAGGCGAACGCCCGCATTTCGAACGCGGTGTACGGCTTCAACTAAAGGAATAAGGGGTGGTGGCGTGGACGCCAAGCTTGCACGTACCTACCTGGAACTGGGTCTGAACCGGTTGAGCGCCCAGGCGGGAGCATGGCAGCGCCGGCAGGACTACGTTGAGGGCAAGCAGGACATGCCGTTCGCACCTGAGGGCGTGAACACGGAGTACACGTCTCTGCAAACGCAGTCCATCGCGAATTTCCTTGAGATTGCGATGAACGCACCGGTGCAGAGGATGCAGGCTGACGGATTCCGCACTGGCCGGAATGACAAGGCGGACCTCACGGCATGGAACGAGATTTGGCAGCCTAACAAGCTGGATTCGCGCCAGAAGATCGTCTACAAGCAGATGTACATCCACGGCCGCGGGATCATGTCCGTGACGCCTGTCCGCGCCACGCCGAAGACGCCGAAGATCCGCCCGGAGAACGGTAAGCGGGTGTGGATCGAGCCGAACCCTGATGACCCGTTCGAGGGGTTGTTCGCGGTCAAGCAGATCGTGGGCCTTGACGGAGTGTTGAACGCCTACGTCTACACGGATACCGAGTGGGTCCAGTTCACGCAGAGTAAGGCCGTGAAGGACTGGGGCATGACGGCGATGGGTCGGCATAACCTCGGCGGCCTGCCGTTCGTGACTTTCGACTTCAACGTGGACGCGGACGGGGTGCCGCACGCGCCGATTGACAAGCTGATGCCGCAGCAGGACGCGATCAACACGATTCGGTTCAACACTCTGCTGGCGATGCAGTTCTCCGCTTACCGGCAGCGCGTGTTTACGGGCTTCGATCCGGTGGCGCGGGACAACAAGGGCAACGTCATCGTCCGCAAGAACTCGGACGGTACGCCCGTGCTGGATCTGAACGGCCAGCCTATCCCGGTGCTGAACACCCCGGGGCGGCTGGGCGTGGACCGGGCGCTGGTGTTCCCGGGTGAGCTGACGAAGGTTTTTGACCTTCCCGAGTCGAACCTGGACAACTACATCAAGGTTTACGACACGTTCCTGAATACGTTCTTCTCTACCGGTCAGATCCCGCCGCAGTATTCGCTGACGAAGATGGCGAACCTGACAGGCGACGGCATGGCCGGCGCCGAGTCGACCTTCCAGTCGCTCATCACGGACTTGCAGATGGCGGCCGGTGAGTCGCTGGAGTCGGTGATGCGGCTCGCGGCCCGGGCCCGCGGCGAATCGAGCGTCGATGTCGCGTCCGAGGTTATCTGGGGCTCGTCTGAGGTTCAGTCGTTCGCGCAGATCGTTGACGGCGTTGGGAAGCTCATCACGTCGGGAATGTCCCGCAGGGATGCTTGGTCGATGCTGCCGGATGCGACACCTCCGAAGGTGGCCGAGTGGGTGGAGAACTCCAATTCGGACATGGACCGACAGGACGCGGGCGTGAACGCCCTGGCTGCGAAGATCGGCGGAAATGGTGGAGACGAGCTTTCCTGACGCTGCGGCAGATTATGACCGGGCGATGCGGGAGCTTGAGATCCTTGCTCTCGGCATCAGCCGGCGGTTCTGGCGGCGTCTGAATCCGGCAGACCTTTCCGGTTCGTGGGTGCGGTCCATTGCCGGGTTGCAGCCGGCCCTCGAGCAGGTCCAGTTTCAGGCCGCGGTACTTGGGTCCGGGTATGGGGCGTCCAGCCTCGCGGCGCAGGGCACCTATTCGGCCCCGACGTCGTTCGTGGACCCTGCCGGGTTCGTCGGTTCTGCCCCAGACGGCCGGTCCCTGTCCGGTTTGCTGTACTCGCCTGTTACTCAGGTGAAGTCAGCCATTTCGCAGGGGATGCAGCCGTCGCAGGCGTTGAACGCTGGTCGGGCCTTGCTGGACCGGAACGTGCAGACGATGGTCGCTGACACGGGCCGCGCTGCTGCGTCGGTGGATATTGCCGCCCGCCCACGGGTCGGGTACGTGCGGATGCTGTCTGTGCCGTCCTGCCCGCGCTGCGTGGTCCTCGCCGGCAAGTTCTTCCGCTGGAATGCGGGCTTCCGCCGACACCCGCGGTGCGACTGCCGGCACATCCCGTCTACGGAGAACATCGCCGGGGATATGACGACGGACCCTTACGAATACTTCCGCAGCCTGGACGCTGAGGCGCAGGAAAAGCAGTTCGGCAAGCCTGCCGCAGATGCTATTCGCGACGGCGCTGACATCTTCCAGGTGGTCAACGCTAACCGTGGCACGAAGCCTGGCGGGCTCGTCACTTCCGAGGGCACGTCGCGGCGCGGAAACTTTGGGCGCGGCCGGCCCCCGAGGCTCACGCCGGAGGGGATCTACTCGCGGGGCCTGCCACGTGCGGAGACGCTGCGGCTGCTCGAGCAGAACGGGTACATCCTGCCCGGCGGCCAGAACCCAACGGGCGTGCTCCGCGGGCAGGCTGACGGCTTCGGCGCGCTAGGGCGGGGCGGAACCCGCGTGGGCGTCCGTGAGGCCGTTCTGGAGGCGCGCAGGACCGGCGAGCGCAACCCGGCAGTGAGGGCGACGATGACGGCCGCTGAGCGGCGCAAGTTCGATGCCCAGGCGAACTGGGATGCGGTGCAGGCCGGGCGTAACCCGTTCGGCAAAGCCAAGCTCACGCCCCAACTGGCCGCTGCTGCCGAAAACGACTTCCGCAACATCATCGTGAACGGTGACGCTGCGGCGAAGATCACCGCCCGTAAATCCATGGGCGGTCAGTAACCAACCTTTCAGCGCGAGGCTGATGGGTCTTACCTCTGCGATGGAGGCACCAATGAGTAAGAAGCCACTGATCGGCCCGCACGGCATTGACCTGCGAGCCCCCGGCGGTATTGAGGCGCTGCTCGCCTTCAACCGGTCCCTGTACGGCGATGCTGTCATGGAGGCTGGCGAAGGTGGAGAGGGCGG